GATGGCGTTAGGGCCGGCCGAAGCCGTCTTATTCTGATAAGCGCTGACCGCTCCGTTGAAAACGATAGGATCGGTTCCGGCCTGACGGAAGACGACGTGCTGACCAGTGGTTCCGCTTACGGTCGTGGCCGTGACCCAGTTCGAGCCGCTCTGATTTACGGTGACGAAGTAGTTGTTGTAAGTCGTCGGAAGCGTGAAGTCGCTGGTGAAGGTGGACGTGGTGTAAAGCAGACCGCTCGCCTGAAGGAAGTTCTGAGACGTGACCCAGTTCTGCGTCGCCATGGTCTGCGTCGTGCCATTGATGCGGGCGAACAGGTTGGCGGTAGTGCTCCAGAGGTCTCCGTTAGTCGGGCTACTTGGAGCGGAACCGTGCGGCAGGCGGAGCCCTGCGCTTCCAGAGGCCGAGGCAGGGGTCGCGACGAGGCCGGTGAACGTCGCACCGGAGAGGTTTGCCTTCAGGTTTAGGGCGGACTGGAGGTCGGTCTGCGAGCTGAGCGTGCCGGTGATGCTACCCCACGCCGTCGAGACCGCAGGGGTGGCGCCGCCCACGTTGACCACCCAAGAGGAATAGGTGCCCGAGCCCGTGTGGCTGAGGATGTTGACCGACAAGGCGCCCGTCCCGCTGTTGTAGGACGTGACCCGCGCGTGCATATGCAGCGTAGTCGGGTTGGACGTCTCGGAAATGACGACGTCCTGCTGCGGAGAGTAGGACAAGCCCGTCCCGATGGTCAGGGTCTTGTCGGCGTTGTTGATCGTCAGCGAGGTCGTCGAGCTCGTGAGGTAGCGGTCGCCCGGGACGATGGTCGCCCAGGTCGTGTCGTAGTTCGTGCCGCTCGCCTTCTGGAGGTACTGCCCGGTCGTGCCGCCCGTAGCCACGCCAGGGCCCGCGGCGCCGGTCGCACCCGTGGCCCCGGTCGCCCCGGTATTGCCGACCGCACCTTGGGGGATGCCGATGTCGAACACAGCGGCGGCGCTCGTCCCGACGTTCGTCACCGTCGCCGAAGCACCCGGGGAAAGGGTCGTCACCGTGCCGACGGCGATGGTCGCCGCATTGCCCGCGGGGCCTTGGCTGCCGGTCGCCCCGGTATCCCCTCGGGGGATTCCGAAGTTCAGCACCGCCGCGGCAGTCGTCCCGACGTTGGTCACCGAGGCGGACGAACCAGCGGACAGGGTCGTGGTCGTGCCGACGCTCACCGAGGCCGCAGGGCCGGGCGTCCCGATCTGGACGGTGATGGTCGAGGCGGCCCCGTCGACGGAGACCTCCAGCGTGCCGTAGATTTCCGCAGAGATTTGGGACATGGAATTAGTTGGTGACCTGGTCGATGACGTTCAGGCGGAAGGTCGAGGAGTAGAAGACCACGCCGCCCGTCGCGAACTTGACGTCCTGGCGAGCCGTCCCGAGGGAGAAGTCAGCCGTGTTGGACAGGCTGATGACGAAGGACAGGCCGTTGGGCGCCATCGTGATCGTGCAGGGGTAGACCATGCCGCCCGAGTCGATGATGTCGCTCGAGACGGTCGTGCTCAGGAGGTTAGCCGGGGCACCAGCCGCCGGGGTGTAGGTGACGGTCGCCGCGTAGGTCGAACCGCGCTTGAAGGTGACGGTGGTGCTCATTTGCCTTAACCTTGCCCCCTAGGCAACTTAGACCTCAACCGTCGCCCCGGTGTCGTCCTTCGTGTAGCCAGTCCACGCGCCGAACCAGTCGGTCAGCTCGGTATCGTAGGCGGGCGGGGAAGGGGCAGGGTCGTTCGCCGTGTAAAGCCCTTGATAGTTGACCGGGTAGGGTACCTTCATCGGCCCGAGGAACTTCTGGGTCACCTTGAAAGTGCCGTCCTCGAAGGTCAGGCTGGCGACCTTGTAGCGGATGCAGTTGTAGTTGAGCACAGCCAAGGCGCCGATGCCCTGAATCGTCAGGAAGGTTGGGCCGGTTGGGGTGTCTACCTCGACCAAGTCCAACGTCTGAAGGTGCTTGAAATTAACTTGGTCGTTTGACCCGTTGAAATAGTCACTCTTCGTGTCGGCGTCCGACCCGTCCGCGAAGATGGCTAGATACGGAACGAGGCCCGTCTCGACCCCAGCGCAAGCGATGATGTAGACGCCCCAGGAGTCTGAGCCACCCTCAACGCTCGCGGGCTGGATTGTGATGTACCCCCCGAGGTCGACCAAGGGGCTGTCGTCCGCCGTCGCCGCTTCGCCGTCCGTCTTCGAGCCCGTGGGGAAGCAATAGAACTTTTGCACCTCGGCCTTCAGGCCACTATGCACCCAAGGCGTGGAGGCGAAGTAACTGTTCCAAAGGACGTACCCTTTCCGGCATTGGACTTGGTAGCCGTCCGCCGCCTTCGCCGCGGTCACTTGAAACTGGTCGCCCTCGCCCCAGTACTGCCAGACCGGGTCGATGGTCAGCGCCGTCGCCCCGCCGCTGGTGATGAAGTTATAGCCCGCTCCTGGCTGGATGCTCATCGTCAGACGTTGGTCGTATCGTAGACGACGTTCGGGTAGCCCTCGCGGTTGAAGCGCAGCTCGTAGGTGAACTTGAACACCGTGCCGTAGTCCTCAACGCCCAGCGAGGAGATCAGGAGTTGGTCGTCCTCGTCGTCGGACTCGAAATCGTCTCCGTAATAGGACGGCAGCAGGGAGGTCAGGCCGTCAGGGCTGCGCGACTTCATCGTCTTCCCGACCATGCCAAGGAACGTTTCAACGTTTGCTTCGACGTTCGTATAAATGACGCCGCGGAAGGTCGAGGTCGGGGCGAGGTAGGACGTGCGCTGGTAGAGTTTTGCCGCCGTGCTGTTCGCCCTGGAGTGGAAGCCGAGGAACTTGCCCCCGTTCTTGAGCTCGAAGATGGCGCCGTTGTCGCCCTCCCAGATGCCGGAAGTGTAGGGCTGGAGTTTCGTAATGCTGAAGGCCGGGGCGTAGACGGGCGCCGTGTTCGTGCCCGTGCCGACCCCGGCGATGGACAGCGCGTCGGTCGTCATGAACCGCGGGTGCGTCGTGATGGTCTCGGTCGTCAGGCTCGTCGCGGCGCCGACCTCGGGGGAACTCCAGCCGGTCTCCCCAGCGATGCCGATGTAGTCCGCCGTGATCGTGGCGACGTCCAGCGCGCCATAGGAGACGCTGACCTTGTGGCAGAACAGGCGACCATCAGGGCCGAAGGCGTCGCTCCGGGAGATGACGTCCGCCGCCGTCGAAGCGTCGCACTTGTAGGTCGCCTTGCACGTCAACACCCCGTAGCCGTTGTCATCGATGGTGTAGCCCGGTTGCAGCATCGGGACGGTCAAGCCGTCGCCTTGGGAAATCTTGGCCATAGGTTAGCGGGGGAAAACGGTGCGACCAGAGGAGCCCATGCCGCCAAGGTCGAAGCCTCGCTCGGGGCGGAAGCCTTGCTTCGCCTGGTCAGCCTCGACGAGTTGGCGGAGGCTGTTCGCCATGTCCTCCTGCAGGACGATTTGCTGGCGCATCGCGTCGAGCTGCGGGCTCTGACCGACGCCGATCACGTTGCCGGATACCTCGGCAATCTTGGAGGCGGTCGGGCCAGCCTTCTCGGCCGCGGCCTCAGCGGCGGCGCGTTGGGCGGCAGAAGCGCCGAAGAACTTGTCGAAGGCCTCCTGAAGTTGAGGGGGCAATTCACTCTGCCCCATGGCGTTGGCGACATCTTCGGGGGTCATGACCAGCCCGCCACCCATGCCACCGTAGGGGCCTTTCCTCATCTCGCGCATGAACGCCAGGTGCTCCTCGACCTTAGCCATGCCTTCCGGCGCTTCCCGGAAGAATTGAATGCGGGCCTGCGTCTTAAGTTCCTCGGCCTTCTTCTTGTCCTCCTCGGTCTTCTGCTGCTCCTTGCGGCGCTTGCCCGCCTCGATCTCCTGGCTGGTCGCGAACATCTTGGCCTCAGCCGTATCGGCGAAGTCCAAGGCCTCCTGCACCTGCCGCTTGCGGTTCTCGATTGCCTCGCCGATGAAGCCAATCGCCTTCTGCACGAGCACCATCGGGGCCACGAAGCCCAGGGCGATGTCCTTGAAGGCCTCCTTGAACTTCTTCCCGACGGCGTTGGCGGCACCCTCGACGCCCTCCATAGAAGCCTTGGCCTGAGCCATCTTCTGAGGCACGTCGGACTTGCCCGACAACTCCCATTCAAGTTTGCGTCCCATCGTTTAACCTTGCTGGGGAGGCAACTCCCCCCCGCGCAGGGTTTCCATGAAGGCCTCCTCCTCGGTCGTCAGGAGGTTGACCTTCGCCCCGCCCCGCATCGCGAAGGCCGTCGACAGCCAGATGGCCTGCGCCTCGGGCATCTCCCATGCCCGGGCCTCCTCGACCCCGTTGGCGATGAGGTTCGTCACGATCATCAGGGGCCACGGGCACCCGACCCCATCAGCCGAGTCGCTCGTCTTCGAGCCTTCCCAGTACTTGGGCCACGCGTCGAGGTGGCAATACTCTACGAACCGGGCGACCTCCCCGGCGAACTTGTCGGGGCGGTACTCCATCTCGCGCAGGCGAACCTTCTCCCAGAAGCCGAACTCCAGCCCTCCCTCCTCGGCGCATACCTTGACCGCCATCATCAGGTCAGCAGGGGTGATGCTCCGCCCAGCCGTGACCAGGGGCGACTCGATGGCGAGCAGCCTAACCCTGAACTTCAGGCAAAAAGGAAAGACCCGCTTCCCGAAAAACACCCGGGAGGACGGGTCTGAGAATGCCCGCAGGAAACGATTGTCCACGGGGGCGAGTCAAAGCCCTTGCAGGGCTCGCGTCAATTAGACCGGAGTGACGCCTTCGTAGTCGACCGCGGTGATCGCGTACTTCACGAAGTCCTTGTTCGACCCCTTCTCCTCAATCTTCGTGATGACGCCGACGAAGGAGTTGCTCGCCGTGCCGGACGGGTAGGCGCCCTTGGCGGCAACGGTGAAGGAAAGGGTCGCGCCGAGGACAGGGGCGTCGCCGCTCGCCTTGACCACGCCCTCGAGGGAGAGCTCGGTCTTGCGGTCGTCGTAGCGCATGGTCTTCGTCAGGCCGGACTCGTCCTGCACCATGTTCTCGTTGTTGAACGAGGCGGACACGGTGTAGGACTGGACAAAGAGGTTCGTGATCGTGCCCGCGACCCCGTAGGTGCAGGTGGTTCCTTGAGCGACGGCGGCCATTTGTCTTTGCGGGCGGGGGCAACCTTACGCGGGCAGGACGGTCAACAGGCCGAAGGTGAAGGCCGTCGCGTAACTGCGCTCGTCCTTGCCCTCGTCCTCGGTGTTAGGGGTGACGTCGTAGAGGGTCGCATCCCCAGAGGCCACGAAGACCGCCTTCAGGCCGGCGATGTCTTGCATGGAGCCAGCCAGGGCGGCGCACCGGGCACGGTGGTCGGCGAGGGTCGTGTCGTCGGCGTTCGAGAAGATCGTGACGCGGACGGAGCAATCGTAATTGCCAGCCCCCTCGGGTAGGTCGGCGGGCGTCCGGGCCGAGTCGCACAAGACGATGGCCTTCGGCAGGACGTTGATGTCGCCGTCGTCGCCGGTGTAGATGTTGACCCCCGTCAGGCCGGACTCGGCTGCGAGGTGCGAGGCGACGTTGGCCTCGACGATGTGGCGAATTGA